GCCATATATTTATCCTATTATCCAATTAACGCCATTATCAAAGACAGGAACAACAACTGCGCCACCACCTACTACAGTTGCTAAAAATGTTGGAGATAGCGCATTAGTTACATACGCCCTTCTTCCAGCAGTTCCAGCAACAGGCAATCCAGCAACTAAATAAGAAGCCATTCTAATAGTCCCAGCCAGAGTTACATTCTGACTAGCATCTATCGTTACTGCTGTTGTTGGTGTTGCCCCTGTGGCTAACTGTAAGATACCTGTAGTATCCCCTGATAAGTTTAGGGCTGTAGCTGATGTAGTTGAAGCTGAAATAATAGAAGCCATTGTTTATCCTAAAGTACAACCCATCTTGAACCTGATGGTAAAGTTATTGTAACGCCAGATGCAATAGTAACTGGGCCTACTGACATAGCATTGTCAGCAGATGGAATAGAAAATGTAGTACCGATTGCTTTACTATTTAGTATTATACCATTTGATGCTTGGATTGCAGGTACAGCTAATATCCCAGTACCAGTTGTATAAGTAAAGTTAGCCGATAGAGCAGGTGTCGTAGTACCTTGACCAAATGGTATGTAAGTAGTCGTATAAGTTACTGCTGGGGCTTTATTGTTAAAAGTTGTCCAATCAGTTGAGGTCAGATACCCATTTACAGAAGTAGTAGCTGCTGCCATTGATATTGCTGGAGTTGCGCCACCACTAGACACTACAGGCGCAGTACCTGTAACACTTGTAACAGTACCACTACCTTTATTATTAAATGTAGTCCAATCAGCCGAAGATAATGCCCCACGATTAGTAGCTGAAGCCGTAGGCACTTGTAAAGTAATAACTGGGGTAGTAGTGCCTGTTGCTACAGTTGAACTTAAATCAGTACCTGTCGTGCCTAAAGTTAATGCTGCTACACTTGTAACAGTGCCATTGGTATTAGACTTGTTATTAAACGTAGTCCAATCAGTTGAAGTAAGATAACCATTAACTGAAGTAGTTGCAGCAGCCATACTAATAGCAGGAGTTGTGCCACCACTACTTACTACTGGTGCTGTGCCTGATACGCTAGTAACTGCGCCTGTACCTTGATTACCTGCTACCGATACTGCCCATGTTGCATAAGTTCCCGATCCGCCTGTTAAATCTACATTGACTGTCATTGAAGTTGTAGCAAATGCAGTAATTACACCTTCCATAAAATTAGATGGTGTAGTTGTGTAAGCAAATCGTACTCTTGTACCTACAGTAAATGCTGAAGATGTAGCAGGAATACCTACTGTAAATGTCTTACTGCCTGTGCCAATTAAGGTAGAAGTAGTAGAAGTCTGACCATAGTAGCCAATACCAACTTGTGATAAGGCTTGAATAGTAACAATAAGACTTGGAGATTCAGGTACAACTGGGTCTGTTGTAGCAGGTATTGTAATAAGTTGTACACCTGTTGTATTTGAGTGCCATACTATTTCTAAATAATCACCAGCAGATAGATTAAAAAAAGAATTCCAACTAACAATCTGTAATCCATTATTTGAACCATGTTTAGCTGGAATACCGACTGTACCAGCACCATCTGCAACATCTACGCCATTAAGTCTAAAAAATATAGATACATCTGCAATAGCAGAGTTAGGATTAGATAGTTGTGCGCTAAACTGTAAATTATATACACCAGCATTAGCTACAGTTAATTTAGTACCTGTAACAATACTTACACCATTTTGTAAATCAATAGTGTTAATGCTCATTACATAATTAACTGTCGTGCTAGTCGCTGTTACTGTCGTAGTATCAATGTAAGAACCATAATGACCAATAGCCCCTGCTAAAGCCGTAGCACTTGTCCATGTAGGAGCTGCGCCACCAGATGAAGTTAAGAATTGTCCAGATGATCCTGTAGGCGTATAAGCTTGAGCCGTTCCTGTACCATAAGTCACACCACCTAAAGTAGGTGTAGCCGTAGTATTAGTACCGCCATTGGCAATAGGAAGTACACCTGTAAACGTAATATTTGGAGTTGTACCGCCAGTAGAAGCAATATTACCACTACCTGTTACCGCAGTTACTGTTCCACTTCCTTTATTATTAAATGTAGTCCAATCTGTGCTAGTTAGATAACCTGATACGCTTGTTGTAGCTGCTGGCATAGCAATAGTTGGAGTAGTTCCACCAGAGCTAGTAACTGGGCTAGTAGCCCCTACAGAAGTAACATAAGTTCCTGCTGGTTGTGCGCCTACATCTGTATAAGTTAATACAACTGTACCGGTATAGCCATTAACGCTTGTAACTAAGTCAGTATTATCTATCTTTTGCCATACTGAGCCATTAAACACAGCCCAATCACCTATTTGCCAATCAGTAATGCCGTTTAGGTTAGTTGTACCTGCTGTGGCTACTACATAATAATAACCTTTAGTACCAGCACTAGATAACAATGTAGGTACGTTAGTAGTTGCGTTCCATGTGCCTTGATAGTTTAAGTCACCTAATGCAGGTATTTGACTGACAGGTACTTTACCACCAGCATCTAACGAAGCCACACCATTAGCAGCACCAACGTTTAAATAAGCAGCCGTACCTAATGAGCCTGGTTGAACCGCAGTATCAGCTTTAGCACCTTGAGCAGCAGTAGCAAAAGTAGAAGCATTGTAGCCACTATCTTTAATCAATTTGCCCGTAGTCATATCAAAGGCAGCAAAATTACTATTTACGGCACTAGCTGGCCCGTAAACATTACCAGCAGTTAATAATACTTTTTCAGATGGGAGGTCTAAGAATATATCCTTAGTACCAGTAGCGAAATAGACTAACGCACCACCATTAGATGATGATAAAACTGTATCACGAGTAATCTTATTGCCAGCGAGTACATAAGTACCAATGCCGACTTCCCATGAGTTATTAGTGCTATCTACAATTGTATAATAAGTAGTAGAGCCATTACCAATAACGCTAAATGGCTGATAGTTAGCTTGTGCGCCACTAAGATTAGCATCACCTATACCTGTTATTGGGGTTGTTTCTAATACTCTGTCAGCAAGCACTAATGCCATTATGCTACTCCAGAAATTTTGCCGTTTTGATCTCTAATAACTTGCTTAGGCTTAGTCAATTGTTGCACTAAGTTTTGATGTGACATTTGTTGTTGCATCATCAAGTCTTGATTGTGTTGTTGTTGTGTAGCTACCATCATACCCATATTTTGGTTAATTGAATCAACTAATCCACTCAATGCAGATGTTGGTTGCTCAATGCCACCAGGCGACATTTCTGTTAGCGTTTCTTGTTCTTTAGCAGCGTTAATATCTATAGATTTAAGATGTAAATCAGTTTTAGCTGATATTTCAGCAATTAACACCTTAGTATTGTTATCCATCTCTGTTTTCCACTTGTCATACTCAAGCCGTTGAGCTTCCATTTGCATCTTCATTTGCTCAACTTGTTGATCCGCTTGCATTTTCATCATTTCAGGTGTAGGTGGCGGTGGTTGTGGTGGTGTGGCATCTTTCTTAGCTTGTGCTTGTTTCATTTGGTCAGCTAAGTTATCAAACTCACCCTCTAATGTGCGACCTACTCTAAAGCCAGTTACACCAAATTTAAGCAAGTCCATCATCAAAGGTACTAATTGAGGCGCAACTTGAGCAGCTTGTACGGCCTTCTCAACAAATGCGCTAGTAGCCGTCATAAACTCAATGCGGTCTGCCTTTTCTTGTTGCTCATCAGCATATAACATTGAATCTGTAGCCACTTCAATACGGAATGTACGAGTAGCATTGTTCTTAATCAACTCTAATGCTTGTGGAATCATCTGTTTGTCAGTTTCAGATAAGTTTTCAGCACCCCCAATTTTTAGAATAGTTTCTGGTTGAAAGTGTTGGCAAATAATCTGTGCCTTAATTTTTAGAATCTCACTAGCAAACATAGCTACATCATCTTGGAATACTTTGAGACGGAGTGTAGCGTACTGACCTTTAATCTGTTGTGCAGTTGCAGTTTCATTAGCGTTACTAGCACCACGAATAATATCGGATATGCCTGTAATATCATAAATCTGTTGTTTGACTTGTTCCATAGCTTGATAAGCATTTTTTAACGCATTGGCTATTGGAGTAATATCTACAATATCAATTGAACCACGTAAGCCTGATTTTTCTGCAAAGGCTGAAAAGTTTTTAATAGGTATAAGAGAGTTGTTATCACCTTCAGTAAATAGGCGAGCCAATTCAGGAGTTGAGGCATCATATACACCCCGTACTTTTAATGCGTCTATCAGCCCCTTAATGCGGTCTGCAAGCACATCTAACTCATTTGCTTGGTCTTGGTATAACGTGTAATCAGGTACAGGCACTAAAGATTCATTAGTAATCGTAGCGTATAGCGGTTTAGGACATGGCCAGAAATCTTCTAACTCTAATGGATCATCTACCTCATCAAGTGTTTTACCCAATGACATACTAATCCAACATACCTTCTTAGCTTCTTTATCCCACAGCTCTACGATTAAGGCACGTTTTCCTACGCCTTCAGTCTGCTTCATCTTTTGATCATCTGGTGAGCTATCTAACGGAATTCTGTCAGCCAAATCACCAAACTTATCTTCAGGGAAACGATCACGTAACATACCACGTGTCATATAGACTTTACGCCATACGCAAGTG